ACCTTGACGGGGACTTCAGAACCGGGATCAAGCAAGTCAACTTCGGGGCCATTTAGAAAATGGCTCACAGAAGGAAACAAATTTTCCATGTGTGGAAAATGAGCTTCCAACCGCTCCGTCCAAACTGTCTGATTGTACTTGGCGTTTCCGTCAAGTCTATCAGCAGTTTTACCGGGACCGTGTTTGGGAATGATATCCCCCTCGTAAACCTTACGGTCGACGATGGAGAATACATCTCCAAACAGTATAGATGAAATTCTCGCAAAGTCAGAGTAATCTGCCTCCGTTCGAATCTCATCGTACAACTTGACTTGCTTTTCGCACTCGACGAATTTGTCGAAAGCAGCCTTAACCCTCGCATCACTGCAAGGGAGATTCAGTTTACCCATGAACAGCGTAAGCTGCCGTAGGGACTGAATGGCTTCAATCGACGGATTGTCGAGCAATACACCCGAATGAGGGTCAAAGATTTGACTAGTGAAACCTGAGAGAAATCTCGGGAGACACCCACCCTTCGAATAACCAACGAAGAGTGTAGAGTCTACCTTCCCAGCTGCTAGACCTTTTTGGAGGTCATCACAGAAGGAGGGTAAGGTTATCGTCAGAAACGATAACCCTTCATCTTTTTCCCTTGCCACGATTGTTTTCCAATCGTGGCTGGTGCTAGTGCAACATCTACTCCCCAATTCATCGAGGAGTACCTTCAGAAGCAGCATATGGCTTTTCATCTATCCCCTTTATATAGGGTGGTAGAGTCCATTGCCATGGCGCTGCTGTCCTGTATATCAGTTCTCGCCACCCAGAAGCTGGGTAACGCGAGCACCGGAAGATGCAGTGAGGTAGGCCGTAAGGCCGTCCACAATCTGCTTCTGCTCGGCCACAGTATACCCGGTCGGCGGAACGTCGATCACGATGTAAGTACTCATCGTGTACAACGCATTCGTCGAGGGCATAAGGGGGTCGGCAGCAACCTTCCGGTGGTCAAGGCGGATGGTACGCCGGTTCCGTCGACCATAGGTCGAAGAAACCGAGAGCTTCACCGACGCGTCGTCCTT